CAACCCATATCCAGATTTACCAGTTGTAGAGTTCTATTTCAACGAAGAACGAATGAGTATTTTTGAATCTGTTATTTCATTAGTCAACGCTTTTAATAAAGCTATTAGTGAAAAAGCAAATGACGTTGATTATTTCAGCGATCAGTACTTGGCATTCTTAGGTGCTGCAGTTGAAGAAGAGGACTTGAAAAACATTCGCAGTAACCGTGTTATTAATTACTATGGCGAGGGTTCCGAAGCGAAAAATGTGGATGTTAAATTCTTAGAAAAGCCTGATAGTGATTCTCAAACAGAAAATCTATTGGACCGACTGACTAAATTAATCTTCCAAACAACAATGGTTGCGAATATCTCTGATGAATCTTTCGGGTCATCAAGTGGTGTCTCGTTAGCTTACAAACTTCAAGCAATGAGTAACTTAGCTTTGTCATTTCAACGTAAGTTCCAATCTTCTTTGAATAGTCGATACAAACTATTTTGTGAGTTAAGTACGAATGTTTCAAACAAAGATGCATGGAAAGATATTGAGTACACCTTTACTCGTAATGAGCCTAAAGACATTAAAGAGCAAGCTGAGACTGCTAATATTCTAAAAGGTATTACTAGTGAAGAAACAGCTTTGAGTGTCATTTCTGTTATTCCAGATGTCCAAGCTGAAATGGAAAAAATCAAAAAAGAAGAAGCTTCTACAGCTATCTTTGACAAGGACAAGCAATCTAGTGAAAAGGGAACAGTAGTTCCTGAAACGAACGAGGAGGTAACCAATGCTCAAGATTAAAGTTGAAGCTGTAGTAAAGCAGCGCCTATTTTACAGATTCAGTATTATTAAAATAAGATTTATCTCTTTTTTCAATAAGCAACTTGCATCTAAGATGGCAGAGGAATTGATTAAAGATATTGAATCTAATTTCAAAAAATACTTTCTGTGTAAGGTCAAATCACCAAAGGAGTAACCTATGAGAACTCCCGACTATTGGATAAAACGTGAGCAAGCGTGGCAGGCGCAACAAATAAAAGATGATACAAAACGCATGAAGCAAATCATGGATAAGCTATTTGAAGCTCAAGAAGCCATTCAAAAAGAAATCAATGCCAACTGGCAGAACTTTGCGAATGGTCAAGGAATTTCTATCAGTGAAGCCATGAAACGTGCGGATAAAATGGATGTCAAAGCATTTGCCAATAAAGCTAAGAAATACGTAGAAGAAAAAGACTTTTCGCACCAAGCGAATCAAGTGTTGAAACTTTATAACTTGACCATGAGAGTGAATCGTTTAGAACTTCTGAAAGCAAACATTGGTTTAGAATTGATTGCTGTATTTGACGATTTGGACAAATATTTCTCAAAGAATTTGACTGGTGCAGCTCTCACAGAATTTGAAAGACAAGCAGGAATTCTTGGTTTAAGCGTTCCAAAGAAAGGCTATAACAGTCTAGTTGAATCAGTTCTTAATGGAAGTTACAAAGCCGAAGGATTTGCTAGTTTTTCTGACAAGCTTTGGCAGTACCAATTTGAATTGAAAGCTGATATTGAAAAACTTCTCATCCGGTCAGTGACTGGTGGAATCAATCCAAAAGCGCTAGCCCCACAACTAAAAAGGCTAATGACAGAAAAGGGAAAGCTCAATGCCACTTACAATGCTCAACGATTGCTTGTGTCAGAAACAACGAGAATTCAGACAGCTATTCAAGAAGAAAGCTATAAAAAAGCTGATATTGAAGAGTATGAATATATTGCTGAACCTTCAGCTTGCCCTATCTGTGGAGCATTGAATGGTAAAATATTCAAGCTTAAAGATATGTCGCCTGGTATTAATGCGCCTAACATGCATCCGTTCTGTAGATGTAGCACAGCACCGCATGTTGATGATAAAGGTTTCTGGGATGATTTACTTGATAGGAAAGTAATTAGTCAAGATGAGTACAAGCAAGCGTTTGATGACAGGGTAGAAGCTGACAAAGCGATTGAAGAATTGAGCAGAAAAAGAAAAGGATAAAATTCTACTTATGGTAAAATAATATTAACGAAAGCGAGGTTATAGATGGCCAAAGATGATTTTTTTTATATCTCTTATAAAATTCTAGCTTACCTTTATCATGCAATGAAAAAAGGTGAAAAAATTGATCCAGAAGTTTTTGACCCACAGAATTACAGAGTGAGCTATCCTTATTTAAATGATATTCTTGAGGAACTAAAAGAAAATGGATATATTAAAGGCATATCTTTTATTGAAACCAAAGACGGTAAGTTAATTAATGGGTTATCTGATATAAAAATTACAATTAAAGGGATTGAATATCTGGATGAGAATAGTATGATGAAAAAAGCCTACAAAACACTCAAAGAGTTAAAAGATTGGATACCAGGAACTTAAAAACACAAAGCGTTTGTCACTGACAGGCGCTTTTCTTATGCTCAAAGGAGGGCAGAAAATGGACGAATTACAATTCACAAACAAAGCAAAGCAAATGGTAGCTGACTATGCCAATAAAAAGAACGAGGCAAAAACGACACCATTAGAAGTATATGTCGTGTGGTCATGCAAGACTTTGCAGAATAACAAAGCGTTGCTTTCTACCGATGCCCCAGACGGTCGCTATTATGAAGTAACTTACAACGGAGATAAGCAAGAATTTTATTTTGACGCTTATATCAAGGAACATAATCAACTCATTAAATAATAATTTAAACCCTTGGGATTCCATGGGTTTTTCTTATGTCCGTTTCCGAATGTTGTGGACACTAAATAAAACACGAGAAAATCAGACTCCCAAGTCTTTAAATGCGAGTAGGAGGAACCAGAAATGGAACAAACAGAACTTTTACCCCTTAATTTGCAACTGTTCGCAGAAGAAGCAGCTGATGAGACGTCTGAAGTTGGTTCAGAAACTGAAACAGAAACAAACGAAGAAGAGCAACAAGAACAATCAACTGACAATGACAAAATTGTCGAAAAGCTTCAAAAACGAATCGGAAAAGAGCAGGCTGAAAAAAATGAAACAAAAACACAGCTTGATCAAGCGCTGGCTCGTATTGAAGAACTTGAAAAAGGTGGCAAAAAGTCAGTTAAAGAAAAATCTGACGAAGAAAAAGCTGCCGAACTTCAAAAAGCTAAAGACGATGAAATCGCAAGTCTTAAAGCACAAATCAAAATTTCAAACATTACCAGTCAAGCTGACGAAGTATTGAAAGAAAGTGGAATTGCTTTGAGTGCTGCGGAATTAGGATTATTAGTTGATGTTGATGAAGAAAAAACTTACAGCAATGTAAAAACTTTCCTCAATTTGCTTGATAATCAACGCTCACAGTGGGAAAAAGCACGAAACACAGGGACAACGCCTAAACGTGTTCCAGGTAACACTGATGTCGATGTTTTTAAACAAGCGGCAGCTAAATATTAAAATAGGAGATCTAAATTATGGCAATTAAATATTTCACAAAACAATACGCTGGTATGTTACCAGACCTTTTCGCAAAAAAATCAGCTTTCTTGCGTGCTTTTGGTGGAGTTCTTCAGGTAAAAGATGGTGTCACTGAAAATGATACTTTTATGGAACTCAAAGTAAGCGACACTGATGTAGTTATCCAAGCATATTCAACTGATGCAAATGTTGGTTTTGGATCTGGAACAGGTAATACTTCACGCTTTGGTCAACGTAAAGAAGTTAAGTCAGTCAACAAACAAGTGAGTTACGATGCTCCTTTGGCAATTAATGAAGGAATTGATGATTTCACAGTCAACGATATCAAAGACCAAGTTGTAGCAGAACGTTTAGCACTCCATGGTGTGGCATGGGCCCAACATGTCGATAAATTGCTTGGTAAACTCTTATCAGATAGTGCCAGCGAAACGTTGACTGTAAAACTTGATGAAGATTCCGTGACTAAATTGTTCTCAGATGCTCATAAGAAATTTGTAAATAACAACGTTTCTACAGCAGTGCCTTGGGTTGCTTATGTTAATGCTGATATCTATGACTTGCTTATTGACTCTAAACTTGCAACAACTGCTAAAAATTCAAGTGCAAACGTTGATGAACAAACACTTTATAAATTTAAAGGTTTTATTTTATCTGAACTTCCTGATGAAAAATTCCAACTTAATGAAGGAGCTTACTTTGCTGCTGATAATGTTGGTGTAGCTGGTGTCGGAATTCAAGTGACTCGTGCAATGGATTCAGAAGACTTTGCAGGAACAGCACTTCAAGCCGCTGCAAAATATGGTAAATACTTGCCAGAGAAGAATAAAAAAGCAATTCTTAAAGCCACAGTAACAAAGTAATTGCCCCTAAGAGCGTAACGTTAAATAAAACAACGTTATCGCTTGCAGTTGGGGCAAACGAAACATTGACAGCAACTGTCTTACCAGTAGATGCAGATGATAAAACAGTAACCTTTGCTTCAAGCGAACCTACAATTGCTACGGTAACACCGAAACAAGGGAATGTAGTTGGTAAAGCTGAAGGTAAAACGAAAATTACCGGAACAACAGCTAACGGATTAACTGTTACATGCGATGTTACCGTAACTTCTGTATAATAAGGAGTAATTTATGTCTATCACTGATGATTTAAAAAAGCTTTTAGGCGGTTCATCGGATGAGCGCTTGGAAGTAATCGAAAAACGCACACGTGAACGTCTATTGCTGATTCTCGGTTCTGATATCAAAGAAGTACCGCCAGAACTAGAATACATAGTCTTGGACGTTTCGTTGAAGCGTTTTAATCGTATCGGACAAGAAGGGATACAATCCTATTCACAAGACGGACTAAGTATGACCTTTTCAGAATCTGATTTTGATGAGTATGGCGATGAAATTGAATCATGGCGAAAATCAAAAGAAACTGATGGTGATAAGAAAATTGAGAGGTTCAGATTGTATTGAGGGCGAATGTTGATGCGACGTTTGTTTATGAAAAAAATAAAGGTTTGGTTGGTTCGCAAGGGATAAAACCAGTCGAAACAAAACTATCTTGTAATTTAACTGAGCTAGGTGCAGAAAAAAGTAACTTAATTATTGGTAATTTGAAAGATGAAACCAAAGTGTTAAGAACTCTTGTACCTTATCGAGATGAAATAACTTATATTGTTATCAACGATAAGAGATTTAATATCACGAAGCGAGTTAATTATGATCGAACCACAACGCTTTATATAACTAAGCAAAAAGGTTGAAAGTATGGCTGATTATGAAATTTCTATAAATGGAGCAAATGAACTTGAAAAAGTATTAGAAGATACACGAGGGCTTGAAGAAGTAAAAGAGATAGTAAAACGAAACGGAGCTAATATGTTGAGGTATTCTCAAAGGAAAGTTCCGGTTGATACATCTTTTTTGAAACGCTCGGCAATCATGCGTATTTTTGATGGAGGGCTTGCTGTCTCTGTTTCATATAACACGGATTATGCAGCTTATCAAGAATACGGCACAAGATTTATTGCTGGTAAATTTTACTTAGAACAGGCTTTCAATATTGTTAGTTTAAACTTTACAAGTGAATTAGAAAGGTTATTTAAATAAATGGAGATGTTAAATCCTCAAGCAGAGCTGACGCACGCTTTGCTCGATGTTATTCCACAACTAAATGTGGATACATATTTCTATTTACCACAAGATGAGGTTAATTATCCCTTTGTAGTGATAGGAGAGCAGACTGTGACAGGCGTTTATACTAAAGAACGACCTATTGTTAATATTAACCAACTAATTCATATTTTTGCGTTAAAAGATGATTTACAATTGGTTCAAAACCTATCTAAGAGAATCGAAGCAACAGTTTATAATTTGCAACAAACAGAAAATTTTAAATGGGTTAAT